CATTTCTGATTTTAGGCAGATTTTTTCAGCAAGCTTTATTATGTGGTCAGGTACGATCTTCTATCGAGATTCCTCCGAAATGTTTGAGGGGGTTTGGCAAAATTTTGGTATTTTAATACATATTCTACTAAATTCAATCGGTGTTATGTATTTACCAATATATATTTTACTAATATCAAATACTACATATTGATCAAGTGCTGTTATAAACGCACACGAATAGAAATGATAGCATCCTATTTCTTGTATGTATTTTTTTGACATCACGTATAAATATGATCCGTTACCATACATATTATATGTGTCTATTTTGTTGCTTTCTTTCAAGGAACGTAATGTTTCTTTTACTTTTATATTATTAAGTTGATGTTTATTTTTAATACATTCTTTTATTATAGGAGCTATGTTATATGTTAGGATTTCTATGAATTCTTTTTCTATTTCCATGCTAGCCTCCTTTTACATGTATGTTATATCTTCATATCCTATACGTTCTGGATTTAATGAATCATCTACTATATATACCAATTTATGTATTCTAATTTGATTTGCTTCATTTATGGAAATCATGTATTTGTAATATTGCTTTTTATTGTTGCTTTCATAATATTTTGATCGAATACACAATGCACCAAGATCATAATATATGTCACAAGTTCTTATAATGTCAATCCTAATTGAATGTAAGGTATGTGCCAACTTTATGTTTTTCATGCCATGTGAACTATTTGCGACTTCCCGAATAACTGGTATTATTTCTTTTGATATTATATCATCAAATTCATTATTAGACATTCATACCTCCTTCATAATTTTTATTATCATGCAGTTATATTTCTTCATTCTGTGTTTATTAATAATTCATATTCAAATGTATTACGAGATCTCAATGAAGCTTCTCGAATCCTAAATAATATATTTTGGTTTCTTGATGTATAAAATTTAGCAGAATAATAATATCTTTTATCTTTTTCTTTGTATATATTAGAAAGTATAGATATTGATCCCCATATACTTTCTATGTGGTAATCAAGAATTTCATTATTTCTCAATAATGTTTGTAGAGTTTCATGTAATTTTATATTATTTAGTTTATGTTTACTATTACTTGATTCTCTTATAGCAATTCCAACATTTTCTAATATTTCTTTGAAATGGTCATTTAGTTTTTTCATATCTATCCTCCTTATAATTGTTATTAGAAGAAGAAAAAAGATGATTTTCCTTCCTCCTTTGTGTTGGGCACATTACTAAATACTTGGTCAATATTTATAGTTTTTGGTCAACGTTATTTAGGTATTGTAGTGCTTTATAGTATTTTTCTTTTAGCCTTGCTTGTACTTCTTCCGGCAAACAATTCATTCTGCTTTCAGAAGTGTTATCTTTTATGTCAGCTATTTTGACTAGTTTTGCATCGCCAGATGGTTCATCAAGGATTCTTTGCCAGTATGTTGTGTTTGGTTCATTTTTGAGGTGGGTTAGTGCTACAATTACAGTTATTGTGGTTTCAGGTAGTCCTATTTCTTTAAGTTCTTCTGTGGTGGTTGTTGTGTCTTCTAGTAGGTCATGGCAGACAGCGACACATTTCTGGGTTTCTGTTGTAAGACTTTCGTCTAGCATTACCCGTAATGGATGAAAAATGTATGGCAATCCGTTTTTGTCTGTTTGTTCGGCATGTTTATATGTTGCAAATATTATGCAATGGTCGAGTAATTTCATAAAAACGTATTGTAATTAATTGTATTTAAAATTTTTGGTACACAAAAGGTTGTTATAAAAAAGTTTTAGTATTAAATATATAAGTTAATAAATTTACTACTATTTTTTTGCTTATTTGGAAGCAATTGTTACTTTTATAAATTCTTCCGGCTTATGAATAGCAATGCTAACCCATTCATAAATATAGCATATGCTAGTACCGCAACCACCATCAACTGGTACCGGATTTTCATATACGTCTTTCCAAATAACAAATTCTGCGATGTCTGGTGTTATTTCCGGAAACAAATAACATATTCCGCTTTTTATGAATGGACATTCTTCTTTTGGTAACGTGATATCAATGTTTTGTAAAGTATGTCTATCAGCAGTGATTCTGACAGGGGAATATTTTTCTATAGCTTCTTGTAATGTACCATCAAAATTTGTTGCTATTGTATTAAGTCCATCTATGTCTTTTTTCTCGTCGCCATTAAACAATATAAAATCTTCTGATGCACAAATTTGTTGATATACACATCTTTTTTCTATGTCATATGTTTTGTTTGGTTTATCAAGTTCACTAATCTGATATCCGTTACTATTGCAGAATGCCCAATATTTGCGGCATTTTTCGGTTTTACCATCACTACTAATAATCCTTTTATATATATCACCTTTGCCAATTCCTATATGCTTTTTCGGAAATAGTCTTCTAACTATAAGTTCATTTTCATAACATTCTAGAAATTCTTCAAAATTTCTTGGTGTAGTACCTGGTGTATAACTCATTTTTGTATTCTCCTTATTTTCTATTCAAAGTTTTAATTACATAGACTTTTACTTACTACTATATATAGTTTTTGGCTGTTCATTGCTATCATAAAGGGTAGCAATGTCGTTTTCTATTTCTACGTATCGATAGCGATCCGGACCAAATCCTTTTGTGCAATATGGATCAACACTAACAAAGTTGTTGGATTTGAAACCACTTCTTTCTATCCACTCGGGCGGCGTATGTCCAACTACCTGCATAATTGGCATTGGAGTATTTTTGTTGTTTGGTCGATACCATAGTGGACTATCATCACACCATACGGTTTCCAAATTTAATTTATTTAAATGTTGTACAATTTCCGGTATTCCCTGATTTAGATCTATGGCCATATTGTGCATAAAGTTTTTTGATAAACCGGCATGGGTTACCAAAACGTTATTTATGTTGGTTGCCACTTTGAAGTTATTCGTGTTATTTATAATGGTTTGTTTGGCTTCATGATCAAATGTATTTTGCGGCCATATTGGTCGATTAATGACTATTGCTGCATCGTGATTTCCCCATAATAGTTCGGCGTTATTTTCTTTCAATATATTGAGACATTTTATTGGATCTGGACCGATGTCCAAAATATCTCCGGAAAAAATCAGGCTGTCCCAATTTTTTGCGTGATTTAGGGCATTGGTTATAAGGTGTGGTTGTCCATGACAATCCGCTATTATTATTGTTTTCACAAAGTTTATATGGGATGTTTTGGTATAAGTACTTTTTGGTTTATACAAGAACCAAAAACTATAAATAATATAGACATTAATATGTGCTTATGACGAGAAAATTTGGAAGATGATATAAATGGTAGACGAATATAATACTATAAAAGTATACATAAACAATGAAATGTATGTTATTAACATGGCTGCTGATTTTGTATCAGAAAAAAGCACGTGGGAAGAATTCATAAAAGAAATACAAGAAGAAAATGAAATAATAAAAGCTACATTAAGTTTAATAGAAGAAAAATATATAACTTGTGTGGTTGACGGGAATACAAAAGAATCGTCTGAAAGTTTGCTGAAGGCACAGTGCAAGGATAACGAAAAAGCAATTGAATACATAAAAAGTAAATTGGAGTGATGATTAGTATGGAAATTTTTAATCCTATATTCTGTGTAGTAATGGTGGTGTTTATTTTAACAGGGTTGCGTGGATATAATAAGTACGATAGTAGTTGGTATCGCCTTTTAAATAATATTTTGTTTATGATCGGATTATTGGGATTTGTGACGTATTTGCAATGGTGACCAAAAACTATTTAATCAAAGAAGTTATAAAGGTGTAACCATGATTATTCTAAAAAATGGAAAACCTGTTGGATGCACACAAAACGTATATGACTTGCCAGAGTATTGTAAGGATTGTGAATTGAGAAATACAGTATCTTGTACCGTAAATGGATATGATATGGAACAAAAACCAGATCCTATTTACGAGAACACCGCTAAAGCTATTGGAAACCTTGTTGCCGAAAAACAGCTCCAATACGGTAATTCATTCGGAAATGCTGGAAAGGTCTTGAAGGTCTTGTATCCAAATGGAATTTCCGTTGATCAAATGGAAGACGCATTAGTGGTTGTACGTATCATTGATAAACTTTTTCGTATAGCCAACGGTAATCAGGGTTCTGAAGACGCCTTTCAGGACATAACTGGATATGGGTTGTTGGCGGTAGTTCGGAACAAACGGTGATGATATGTATAGGTTAACAAAATCAAATATCGTCCAAAAAGTATAAATAGATAGAAGCTATAATATCATAACATGACGCGTACTTTGGCATCCATTGAAACCATCAGCGAACTAAACCCAATTAGCGGTGCGGATAAAATAGAAGTTGCCCGAATAAAAGGCTGGAATGTAGTTGTAAAAAAGGGACAATTTGAAGTTGGAGACAAAGTCGTTTATTGTGAAGTTGATTCTGTTTTGCCGGAACGTCCTGAATTTGAATTCCTAAAAGATAAGCATTATAGAATCAGAACTGTAAAATTGCGAGGCCAGGTTTCACAAGGAATATGCTTTCCACTAGATGTCTTAAATAGTGGCAATTGGAATTTGCCTGATGATTTTGAAGTACCGCCTTTCAGAATAGATGAGTTGGAACCAGGATTTGATGTAACCGAAATACTTGGTATTACAAAGTATGAAAAACCGATTCCAGTTAGTCTGCGTGGAAAAATAAGGGGTCCAATATCAAGGTTAGCTGTTCCAAAAACTGATGAGATGCGGGTTCAAAACATTCCAGATGTTTTGGAAAGACATAAAGGTAAGACATTATATATTACGGAAAAAATAGATGGCACCTCAATGTCTTGTTATATTGATCCTGAAACAGGATTACATGTTTGTTCCAGGAATGTGGACCTTGCACCAGATTTCGAACATAGTTGGAATGGTAATTCTTACTGGGCATATGTCAATGAATATAATATTGAAGAAATATTAAAGCAGATGGGTGGAACAATTGCCATTCAAGGTGAACTATTTGGAAAAGGCATTCAAGGTAGTAAATATAAAATACCAGATATTAGATATCGTGTATTTAATATGTGGGATATGGTCAACCATTGTTATCTAGACATTGCTACCATGAAGGATGCTGTTGATACATTCGGACTTGGCAATGATTTCTTGGTACCATACCTGGGAGAAATTGAACTTAATCATACCGTGGATGATCTACTTCAGTTAGCAGATGGTACTTCAACCATATCTGATGTTGCTAGAGAAGGTCTTGTATTCAGGCCATTAACTGAAGAAACGGATTACAGGCTTGGCCGTCTATCATTCAAGGCAATTAGTAATAAGTTCTTATTAGAATATGGGGAATAATATGAATTATTGAATTAGCTACCAAAAGCTATATAAAGAATAAGCACTAACTAGTAGTTGGTGATAGTAATGAATCAAATGCATCAGATACCGAGAAGAATTGTTGAGTTGTATGATGCCCTGATAAATGCAGTTAGCGAAGGGCATCGTGCATTAATTATTTATGAATACAAAAATATGTATAATGAGGTGAACAAATGACCATAAAGGAATTCATTAGTGAAAACAGGAAAATGCTTGATGAAAAGTTCGCGAAGAAGTATCCTAATGGCAAATTTGCTATTCAGGTATTTAATGGAAAAAATAGTTTGCATTGGGTACCTAAAAGAAATACTGCTTGGTTGTCAGTGAAAGGTATATCCAATACCGAAGAGAATGGTATCATAATTGATAGATTTTATCAGAATTCATCATTTGGTAAGGTTTATAATTATGACAATCTCGAAAGTTTGTTAGCAAAAGCAAAAAAATTGGGGTTTTCAAATGAGTTAATAAACAGATTTGCAGAAAGATACCAAAAAAGAGATATCAAATAACGTATAATCGTATTTTGTTTTTTTATTTTCATTATTATTTAAGAGGTGTATATTTTGTCAAAAATGAATTTACAAAAATATAATGTTTATCCTTCTTTTAGACCAGGTCAAGAAAAAGCAATAACCCAAATGCTAAAATCTTGGGAATCGGGAAATAAAATAATTAATTTAAATGCGCCAACAGCTGCGGGAAAAACTCTTGATTTATATATATTTGGAAAAATATTAGAAAAAGAATATTTTGTTAGTAATATTTTGTTCACGTCGCCGCAAGTTTCATTAATCCAGGAAGGCAACCTTTTCGGCCTTCCGAAAATAGTTGGTAAACACAATTATAAATGTCTTGGAATTCCTGGATAT